AGTTACAAATAAATCTTGGCAACGACAAGTAGCGTGGTCAAACCATCTAAATACTTTGATGTAAGCCATCTCTCCTCTTCTATTTTTATATAAGTCAATAACAATGTTTGGATCGTGTAAATACTTTCTATTTCCTGTTCTTTTTAATTCTGTTACGATATCATCTACCATATTTTTTTCTTTGTCGGCTAGACGAACCGCAATCATACCTATATCAACTTTATCAACAATAGCTTTACTACCTCTAATACAGTTCTGATCACGAAGTCCAGTATCTTGTTTACTCCAATTATCGTTCAACTGAGTTGCAGACTGAATGAATACGCCATAAGTCATAGCAACTTCTTTTAATGTATTTGATAACATCATTAATGCTACGTCTTCACGAACTTCAATATCTCTAAACTCACTTAATAGACCAGGAGAACTAAAGATATAATCATAATAAATATATTCAATACTATCTTGAACAATATACTTTGCTAACTTCGCTTTAATCATCGCCATACTTGGATCCGGTATCGACTCAATGATAAAGTTTTCTTGATACGACTCAATAATGTCAATCGCCATTTGGATACGTTCCCACTCGTCTGGAGAATAATTACCCAACAATATATTTTTTTCATTGACACCACTAACATATGCTAAAATTAGTGTTTGTATTTCGTCCGCCTTCATTTCGGTTGCTACAAATAAAACTTTTTGTAAGTTATCTCTAACAACCACTCGTTTGTTATCGTCAATGTATGGTAAACTAATTGCACAAGCGTTACCAACCATATAACGAGTTTTACCTACACCAGAAGGTGCAGAATAAATATATAATTTGCCTCCTCTTGCTCCTCTTGTTGCATAATTAAGGATATCGCCGTCCAATGGCAAACCAACCTCTGGACTTTGCTTTAATTCTTCAACTAAATCACGAAGACCTTTTGCGGCATCTTGTGCTGTGCCTTGATCTTTACCGATATGTCTATTTTCTACTTCAACAAGTTTTTCTCTTATTCTGTTAGGAATTTCAATTAATTTGATGTTATTTAATCTCTCGTCCTGTTTATCCCTTTCTAAGAAATCTTTATTAACATCATAAAATTCACTTATGTCATAACCTAAACTATCTAAATCTCTCAACATTGAGAACTTCTTTAGACGATTATAATAAAAGTCAAATTGCTTACAATCTGAACCTTCAGTTAATTGATAAGTATTCAATACATATTCAAAACCTTTATTCTGTTCATAATATCCATATTGTGTTGGATACTGCTTTAAATAAAAGTCAACGTCTTGCGGGGTTATCGCTGATACACCTTGTTTACACAAGTTGAAGACCGCATAAAAAACAATTTGTTGAAGTGGGTTTGTAAAGTCTGTCTTAATTAATGCATACCTATTATCTTCAATTAATAATGGATCTCTCATTAAACTACTTAAAACATAGAGAGACGCATTATTATCACATAATTGCTTATTACTTTTCGTCAGTTGCATTATCATCGTCTCCTAAATTTATTTCGTTTAAATCAAGTTGAGTTGGCTTTCTCTTTTGACTTTTAACACTTTTAATATTAAAAATAATATTATTGTTTTCAAGTTCAACTGCCTTCTCAGCTTCTTTTTGTTGAGCAGCCTTTTGTAATTCGAGTTTTTGGAAATATTTTGCCGCATCTTCCCTTATGTTTGGCACGATGCCGATTCCATACTTAATATCCATTTTTTCATGGCGTACTTCAACCCAATAAACCAAACATCGGGCTATTTCCTTAAAACTCATATTATAATCAAGGATATAATTATTTACTTGCTTCTGTATCATAGGTGGAATTGCTGTGATATGAAACAAATCCTTGATTAATTCATACAAGTCGGCTTTTACATAATTAGACATTAGTCATTATTTGGGTTCAAAGATACTAAATAATTTCTTGCGGCAACTAATTTATCCATATCTTCAACCGTTGTTTCAGATATACGAGTTGTACCAAATAAATTTCTAATAAACTTATCTACTTCCATCTCAAAGTTAGTGTTAAAATATCCTGTGACTAACTCTATAACTTCCTTTTTAACTTGTTCAAAATTCTCATTCATATTCGCAATTTCATCTTCTTCTGCTCTTACACCAATATCCATTGGTAAATCTTCATTAGCATAGATGTATAAACCTACACCATGACGAGCAATAGCCTTTGTTAATGCACGTTGAATAGACTTGTTTACTTCTGTTGAAGTTATTGAACCGTTTGGAATGGATTGATTCTTATTGTTCATAATTGGCAATTCTTCGATATGCTCGATACCATTAACTGTTACGCCAACTTTTACCCAACAAGTTTTTCCATCTGTGAAGTAGTTTATAGGTATAGTTGTCATCTTTTTAGTTGTGATGACGGTTGCAGGATTACCCATAATACCTTTTTCGATATCTTGCTTAACTTCTGGATAATGTTCTTCTTGTACAACTTCAATATCTAAATTTCTTTCATATATTTTATAAGTTGCATCAGGAAAATGTGTCTTCAAAGCGCCCCAAGCGAAAGCCCAAGACAAGTATGTAAGGTTATTTTTTTGTTTCTTTTTGTCGTTAAAGTCTAATGATTGTAGTGTTTTAAAATAATTTTCTTTGTTTTCCATTTTCTATCTCCTTGTTATTTTCCTGAGTTGAGTTTAAGGTGGAGTATATTTCAACTCCACCGAGCATTTTTAATTAAATTAAAGAACTTTGTCTGCTTGTGATAGGAGCAGTAGTTCCCATTGTTTGTTGACCAGCACCAGCAGTTAACTCTACATCTCTTGATGCATATGCTTGTGTTAACTTAATGATTGCGTTGCCATCGTATGCTGTATCGTCTACGATTGGATCGTTACCCCAAGTGATGAAGTAATTTTTGTTTGTGTTTGTGAAAACTTTTGTTCTTGCTTGACCAAAACCTGTTTCTTGTGTGACTTCTGTTGTAGAAGTGATGTATCTAATGTTTCCACCGAAGGATACTGTTGCATTAACTGTATAAATTCTTTGTACTCCATTTAAGATTTCAAGAGCAGTTGGATCTACATGGAACTTGAAGCAATTTAATTGACTTTCGTCATAGTTTGCTTGACCGAGTTCGATTTCATATAAATAAACTTCACCTTTCTTATTTGTCTTTGCTGTTAAAGGTTTGCGAATGAAACCGCTTACTTCAAAAGTTGCGCTATCTGGTGTTGTTGCATTTTCTACTGCAATAAAACGACCTTCAAGTTTTTGAGATGATGTTAATTGAGAAGTTGTCTTGTTGAAGAATCTTTCTTCTCTTAATGAACCATTAACTCTAACTTTTGAACCAATGTAGTTGCGAAGACTGTCATAATTTGAGAATAATTTGCTAATTTCACCCTTTTGAGTTACTTTCTTTGCATATAAAGAAATTTCAAATGAGTTGATTGATCCATCTAATTCAGATTCAACTGTGATAGTTCCGCTGATATAATCTTGACCATCTTTGCTTGTTCTGACATTAAGGTCTGTCTTTGCTAATTTTCCAATGATTTCAATTGTGTTTTTGTTTTGTAATTTTCTTTCGTCTGACATGTTTGTTATCCTCTTTTTTTAAATTTTTTGTTTGTTTTTTATGTTTGTTTTTGTTGTTAAACGCTATTAGTCAATAATGTATTGTCTTCCAGCATCTGTTAAGAAATAAGTTACATACTCTTTTGGAAGTGTAACACCTTTCTTATTAGTGAATTCTCTTACTTCTGCACCTTTATCTGCTAAACCTTTCTTTACAAGAGAATTCATTACAGGGTGGATACCCTTTACTTGAGTTGCATCTGCTAAATCTGATCCGACTCATGCTCTATCATTTTCTTGTAAGAAAGCTAATACTTTGGCGCAGTTATCAGTTAAAGGACTAATATTTTCTTTATCCATTAAGCATAGCCTCCATAAATTATTTTGGGAAGAAGACAAGAATATCTCATCTTATCTTCTTTCTATTTAATTATAACATAATTTGCGAAAATAATCAAATTATATTATCCTAATTATGCTACGAGTTGAGATTGATGCGCCCATAGCCATCTTAGTTTTGATTGATAATTTACTTGCATTTAAAGGAACAACCTTATTACCCGCAGAAGGAACTAAATAGAAATCTTCTCGGTCTGTAGCTTTAACGAGCCATTTAGTGTTCTCGGCAATTGCTTGTCCTTTTGTACCTCTATTATCAATACTAAAATCTCGCACGGCTGTAAGTTTACCTTGATTCTTATCGTTAACCATTAAAATCATATCCGCATCCGATACGACCATAGCACTAACGATGTTCTCAAAGCCGCTTTTTATACCTTGTGTTAACTTACCAGCAATACTCAAATTATTAAATGGGATTTTCATAACTCTTTCACCATCAAAGATTAAAACAAAGTCGTTAACGTCCATTTCACCACAGAATACTAATGAATCGCCATCCTTCAATTTTATACCTTTGTTAAGTTTCTTGAAGTTATAATCGGCCTCACTTGATAACTTAATATTACCATTTTTAGTCACGCACACAATATATCTTTTTTTGCCATGACAAGAAGCTCCGATACAATCTTTTGCATCTTTTGGCGGCATTACCTCGCCCTCTTTGTTATAGAAGAATATTTCAGTACTTGAACGAGCCTTAATATAATCAATTGCGTCCATTGGAACCGCATTTTGATACAATCCATTTGGAGTTACGGTATACCACTTCTCTGTTATTTCTTCAAGTGGAAGATTATCTTGATTAATTTCAATCTTTGTTAGACGAGCGTCACCACAGATCTTACGCATATCTTCAAGTTGACTCTTAATCATGCCAAATCTTGTCGCTTGGTTAGTGATAATATCCTTTAACTTTACAACTTGATTTTCTAAGTCTTTTTGTTCATCTGCTAATTCTTTTATATCCAAACGAGATAATCTCGAGAGCTTCATATCTAATACGGCATCAGCCTGTTCATCACTTAAGGTGAACTCCTTTTTAATTGCGGCCTTTGCCATATCACGATTGGCGGCATTACGGATTAATTCAATAAGTTTATCAATGTCGCTTAAACAACGTTGAAGACCAATAACTACCGTCAATTTATGATTTGTTTTGTTCAAATCATTACGAGCAATTGCAGTTATAATATTACTACGATGATTTACATAATAAGCAATTAACTCTTTTAAATTCATTAATCTTGGTTCACCATCAACAATAACATAGTTCTCCATTTTAATTGTAGTTGCTAAATGAGTTTTTGTGAATATTAAATCAAGCATTTCTTTTAAATCGGCGCCTTTATTTAATACTATCGTTACTGTTGGATGTCCCTTTGTT